CAGCATCATTGACAATAACACTGGTAATTTAATATTTAAATCAGCTGGAGATATTGAAGCAATTAAGATTCATAGTAATGGAACAGTAGATATTGGTCATGATACTGATAATTTAAAACTTCGGTTTGGTATAGGTTCAGATCTACAAATCTACCATGATGGTACTGATAATATCATCGATAGTCATCAGGGTGATTTAAAGATTATTTCGGAAGACAATATTACAGCTATTAAAATTAGTGAAGATGGAACAGTAGATATAGGTCATAACGCTGATAATATTCAGTTAAGACTTGGTGCTGGGTCAGATTTAAAACTTTATCATGATGGTACCCATTCATATATACAAAATGCTACAGGCGATCTGCGAATGGCTGGTGCTTCAGTTGGTTTTACAAATGCAGCTAAAAATGAATGGCTACTGAATGCTAATGAGAATGCAGAAGCTAAACTCTATTACGACAACAGTAATAAACTATCTACAACTGCAAGTGGAGCTAGAGTTTACGGTCAATTAACTGTAGAAGGCGAACTGAACTTCATGGGAGGTTCAGACTCTGAAAGAATTATTGATGCAAGATTAGGAGATGGAAATGCGTTAGTTTTAAGAGGAGCGTCAGGTGGAGATTCTAATCAGCAGAATTTAGCAAAGTTTTATAGAGGCGGGGCTTGTGAATTTTATCATGATGCTACTATTGCATTTAAAACACTTTCTGGAGGAGGTTTAGATCTTTACGGAAATATATCAGGTGGTGATAGTAGACAAATTCATTTAGGTAATGATGCCGATTTACAAATCTTCCATAATGGTTCGTATTCTTATATTAATAATTCTACTAGCTGGCTCTTAATTCAAAGTGATTCGGTAGCATTAAGATCGCTGGCTGGTACAGAAAATTTTGTCACTGGTGTACTAAACGGAGCTGTAGAACTCTATCATAATAACTTAAAGAAGTTTGAGACTACCTCAATTGGATGTAAACTACATGATAGCGATACCACAGCTGCCTTGCAATTTACTAATTCAGCTGGAAATAATGGCTATGTAATGGCTGAAAGTACAAATATTCTTGGTTTTAAAGATAGTCAAGCTCATTGGATGACTCAATGCTATAAAGACGGAGGCGTTAAACTATACTTTGATGGAACGAAGAAGTGTGAGACTAGTGCTGATGGTCTTGCTTTTGAGGATAATAATAAAGTAGTATTTGGAAATTCAGGCGATTTAAAAATTTATCATAATGGAAGCAATTCTGAAATCGCTGAGGGTGGTACTGGCGGTTTAAGACTACTAACAACTCAATTTAAAGTTCTTAACAATCCTTCGTTGGCTAACGAGAACATGATTGTAGCAACTCAAAATGGAGCAGTACAACTCTTTTACGATAACTCTGAGTATTTGAGAACGTTTGCTGGCGGCGTTTTGATTAACGCAACAAGTACATTTGATAGCGTAAGTTATGCAAGACTTCAAGTTGATGGTGTTGGTAATGCTGGTATTGCGGTTACTGGAAATGGAACAGGTGGTCAAAGTAGAGTTAGTTTCTTTAACCCTAATGGTAGAGTTGGATATATTAGTACAAGTGGAAGCTCAACAAGTTATCACACTTCTTCAGACTATAGATTAAAAGAAAATGAAGTACCAATATCTGATGGTATTACAAGGTTAAAAACTCTTAAACCTTATAGATTTAATTTCAAAGCTGATCCAACTACAACAGTAGATGGCTTCTTTGCACACGAAGTAACAGCAGTACCAGAAGCAATTGATGGGAAAAAAGACGGTGTTAACATGCAAGCAATAGATCAATCTAAGCTTGTACCGTTATTAACTGCTGCATTACAAGAAGCGATAGCAAAAATAGAAACATTAGAAGCGGAAGTAGCCACCCTAAAAGGCTAATTTATACACAATTTTATTAAACAATTAAAATGGCAACTAAAACTTGGCAAGTCAACACCCTTCAACGCGAACTAGCAGACGGGTATGTATCAAAAGTTATCTACCGTGTTAATGGTGAAGACGGTACCTACAAATTCAGAGCTACTGGTGAAGTAAATCTTCCTAAGCCTGATACCCTTGTACCTTATGCTGACCTTACAGAGGAAACAGTATTAGGTTGGGTTAAAGCTAAAATAGATGCTGATGCAGCTCTAACTGATCCAGAAGGTGTAACTGTAGCTAAAATAGAAGCAGCTGTAGAGCAAGGCGTTAACGAACAAAAGACTCCAACAACAGGTGTCGGTAAACCTTGGTAGGATAAACGTTCCTACTGTTCCTACACCTCTACCTCCTATGCAGATCGAGTTTGAACCTCCTTCTGCTAGGATTCCAGGGTATATACCTATGGTGATCCCTCCAAGCGATCTGGAGGCTCCTGAAGGGGTAGAGAAAGAGACTACAGAAGAACCACCTCCACCTCCTAAAGTACAGATTCCTGTATTAGATATACAGATGCCGTTACCAACTGCAGAAGTCGTAGCAACTGCTACCTATGCAGCTGTGGCAGCTGTAGCAACAACCACCCTAGCTACACCTTTCTTTGAACAAATAAAGAAAAAACTACAAAAATTCATTCAAGGTAAGATTGACAAATGGAAGCAAAAGCAACAGAAGAAAAAGGATTCCTCGGAAAGCTGAAAGATGCTGCAGAGGATCAAGAACACCAAATACAAATTCTTGGTACATTTGTCAGACTTGGTGTTGTAGTTTGGAGTGGTTTTATTATTACATTAAACTATGTAGAAATACCTATGATTAAGAAAAGTCCAGGTGGGGATATAACTTTTCCTGCCAGTGTCTTTACTGGAGCACTTGCAACTTTCGGCTTGACCACTGGTAGTAACGGTAATAATAAAAAGGAAAAACCAAAAACATGAAGAAATGGCTAGTACTCTTACTACTGGCATCACCCACGGTAGCGAGAGCAGAATTAGTAACCCCAAACTTCACCCAGGGTTCGATGAACAGTACAA